GGCGTTGGTATGACTCCCCACGTCAAGCAAAACGCAGAGATCCTTGCTAAAAAAATAGCCATAAATTCACTTTCTTTAAATAAAGTGAGTTAACGTACAGAATGAAGCAAGTATATTCGTCGGTTATCATGCTGATATTCGTGGATTACTTGTTTTTGCAAGCAGCGCCTACCTTACTTTTTTCGTCGTGGCACCTGTCTTCAGTCTATGTTCGTGGATCAGTTAATTTTCATCAACTGCCATCCTAACGCCGTCGGTGGTTGTGCCACACCCGATGCTTGATCCCATACGCTAACTCAACAACTTTTATCATGCAGGCACTCTCGATAACCGTAATTTCGGTTCAACTGGTGTCAGCACTATTTCACGCGATATTGCCCAGATGTATGCAATCATTTCCCGTGCTATAGCTGTGACAATCACATTGTAATGTTTGCCTCGGCGCAACATGGTTTGATAGCGACGGCACAACCTAAGCTGTGCTTTCCAAGCAATGTCGACAATGGTTTTTCCTAGATCTTCTTGTCGTAGCTGCAGTTCTGTTGATATGTTCGCTGCGTAGCGATAAGTATGCGCACCTTCAACCAGCAATCGCCTTGCGCGACTGTTACCGCACTTGGTGATTGCACCTATGCTGCGCTTGCCACCACTACTGTGTTCACTAGGCACAAGCCCAAGATAACTCATGAGCTTTCTTGGGTGATCGAAACGAGTTAGATCCCCGAGTTCTGCAACAAGGCCAGTTGCGACAAGTAAACGTACACCGCGCATCGCTTGGATCGCTTTTACCACAGGGTAATAGCGCCAGTTTTTAACATGATGCTCTAGCTCATTATCAAGCCGTTTTAATCGGTTCATACGCTCAGTAATGGCTTGTATGTATTCCTGCAAAACAATCTGTTGAGCAGGGTACGGCAAGATCAATTCGGTTAACCAGCGTAAATGTTGTTTCGACCAATTGTCTTTTACTTTTGCAGTGACATTATTACGTAGTAGCAAGGCTTTGAGCTGATATTTACCGTCTTTAAGATCTTTCATTGCTGTTTCTCTGGCGCGGGATAAGTCGCGTACAGCTTCATCTTCAGGTTCGGGCACGTAGATTGCCGTGAGATCTTCTGATTTGAGTAACTTAGCCAGATTCATTGCATCCCGTTTGTCTGTTTTAATTCTATCGCCAGGCTTCTTAGGAATAAGCGAAGGGGCGATCACATAGCAACAATGGCCAAGCGATGTGATCAAGCGGTAGATCCAATAACCGCAAGGACCTGCTTCATAAACGAAGTGTAATGTTGCATCAGGGTATTTTGACTCAAACTGCCTGACCAGCTTTTTAACTGATTGTTTAGTGGATGGATTTTTTCCAAGATGAATTGGTTTGACGCCCCGCACATCTTCGATATAAGCGACTTCAATAAACGATTTGTGTGTGTCCAACCCAATAAAAACGATGTTATGCTTAGCCATATTATGGCTCTGGTTTTTAAAACTAACCCACGATGTTGGAGGCTAGCTCCTCAACGAGTGGGGAGTCATTATGTCTATGTTTCTGTTCAGTTTAGTTCAGTGAAAATCGGAGGTAATTAAATGAGTAAGCTTCAGGATAAAGATACGCGCTACTTCATTGAGATAGATCTAGCTACTCTAAAAGTAATCAAGTGTAGCTTTGATCAAAAACAAAATTTGGATAAAGGTAGTCAAACAAATCCTGCTATGCACAGGCTTTTTGTCACCGAAGGTCAGTTTAATAAAATGGTAGATCGTTGTGGGATAGAGCTGAAATCTATCATCCAAACATAACAAGTTTATGTTGTCGGTGGCTAGAACGTTTTACGCTATGCTCCAGCCTGCCTAAATAAAGGTGTTATATGTAAATTGGGATCGAAGCATAATTAAGCTTTTCAAATACAGTGGAATAGTTGATTTGGATGAACTCTATTTTCCAGAAGATAAAATAGATTGGCCAGTTCCTTGGTGGTGCTTAGATAAGGACCTTGAGTTGAGGACGGGAATTCAAAAAGAGCTGAACTTAGAAATAGGCCCCAAACATCCACTTTGGGGGTTAAAGCCTGTTGTAATAGGTAAAAGTGATGCTAATGATGATGTAATCCTCTATTTAAGTGATGGTAGGTTTGCATGCGTTCATTTGGTGTGGCATGAGAAAATTGATCAATATCCTGATAAATTCCCATCTTTTGTGGTTTTTGAAAATGTAGCGAGTCTGCAAACGTATATAAACGATGAGGCCGATGAATACATATAACAAAGCACTGTTATCGGACTGCTTTTCTGCTGTGCTCCAAAACAGCCGCAAAGCGCGGCGTTAATACCCATGATAAGAAAGCAGCCAATCGGCTGCTTTTTTGTGCCTTACGAAAGATAAATTACTCCAAAATAGGCGCAGGTTAGATACAACTATTACTAATGAAGCACGATTTAATTGATAAAAATACACTCTATTTTCCGCCCGTATGCCGCCCATAGCTTTTTGTATTAGGTTTAAAAACTTATTAATAATCAGGCGTTTAGAGGGTTAATTTCCGTTTTGTAACAGGAGAAGGAAATTGAAGAAATACGCGCGAGGGGTATTGCAACCCTAGGAATTAGAGTTTAAATTTTACCCATGCTGTCATATTTGTGTTTGGCGGCGAACAATTCTTTAAGGCTCACAGGAATGTGGGCCTTTTCTATTTCTAAGCCTCGCTAATCAGCGGGGCTTTTTCGTTTCTGGGACTTATATGGGTGATTTGAATTCTTTTAGAGAGCTTATAGAAGCTCAGCGAATGGAGAATAAAGAGCAGTTTTCAGAGCTACGAGCAGCAACCAGTGAAATGGCGAAAGCGGTATCTCAACTGACAGCTCATCTGGCGCGTGTAGAAGAAAGGCATTTGTCTCATGACACTGGAATGAAGCGAATTAGCCTTGTTTTGGATGACCATGAAAAACGCTTAAGAATCTCTGAAGGCCGCACGAATACTGCAATTGGGAGCTGGAAAGCACTGGCTATCATTGGTTCGGTGATCACGGCAATCGTAAGTATGGCAATTGGTATATGGGGGCGGTTATGAGTTTGAACTTGTTACAACTGAAGGATCTTGTTGTTAAGCCTGTGTTGAAAGACTTAGGCATGTATTCGATAGCGGCTGAGCAGTTGGTGTTAGGGACGATCTGCCAAGAGAGTGGCGGCATTCACCTTAAGCAGCTAGGCGGTGGCCCTGCATTGGGTATTTGCCAGATGGAGCCAAACACCCATAAAGACATTTGGATTAACTATCTCAAATATCAAAGGGACATAGTGAAAGACCTTGCGGGATATATCAGCGCAGCTTCTGAAGATGTGTATGCCGTGACTGATTACCCAGACCATGATGAGCTGATAAGTAATCTGAAATACTCGGTTGCTATGTGTCGTGTTCACTTCTGGCGTAAGCCTAATGCATTACCTAAAGCAAATGATATCAATGGTTTAGCCTCATATTGGAAACAGTTTTATAACACTGTTAAAGGGGCTGGAAAGGTTGAAGAGTTTATTAATAACTTTCCGTTTGAGCTGTACGGATTGAAAAAGCAGGAGAATGTGAAATGAAGATCTTTAGTGCGATTGTGAGTTTGGTGACGGGGAACATCCCCGCTTTGATTGGTGGTCTTGTGGTGGATACTTTGCAAGCAACCATACGAAAGGTGGATTGGGCTGTAGTGATTGAGCGCTTGGTGAGCCGTGTTGTTGTTATGGGTCTGCGTAAGCTTGAGCGCATGACAACAAACCAGCTAGTGAAGGATACGGTTGATAATATTATTGAGCAGTTAAACCACTCTTCAAACCGCCTTCCTCAGGTTAAAAAACAGGATGAATTCATCAAGAAAAGGCGTGCTCGAAGAGACAGGTAGAAAAAAGGTAAATATCGTACCTTTTGTGGAAAAAGGTACTCCCAATAGGGGCCTTTTTCCTGCGGGTTTTACACTCGCGGCCTCACAGAATTTTTTAAAAATATCCTTCGTATTTCTCTTACCCCTTTTTGGGCACTTTTCCACGGTTTTATTAACAAAACAGGTTTTTCCAAATGTCTTCTAAAAAAATACTCGCTGAAAAGTTGGGGATAACTACCCGAACTATTCGCAATAATGAAAAAGACGGCTATGTCGTGATTTATCTGGATTCTGAGGAAGTTGATATCGATGCGTCGATTCGTTCTTTCATCAAATTTCAGTCGGAAATCATCAGAATTTTAAAATCGAGTAATGGGCGGAAAGTGGGGGGAAGTACTGGAAATACGAAAGCCCATAAATCGACCGAAGATTGGCGAAAAGAGAAGGAAAAACAAGCCGCCATAAAACTGCATATTGCTAACTCAGAATCGATGGGAAATCTGGTGCCAGCGGATGCCATGACAGAGCTCTATAATGCGCCTCTTTCTGTGTTTAGAAACCATCTTTCTGACCTCTCTAATCAAATTCAAAAACGCCTATCAATAAAACCCAAGGATGTGAGTGCAATCGACCAAGTTGTCGAGGAGGTTTTCGACAGTTTAGAAGAGGTTGGCAAAGATGAGTTACAGCCGCTTATCGATAAGGTTCTTGAGAAATATTCTCGACATTACGTCCCCACCGAAGAAGATACCTTTAACGGTTTGGAGTAAAAAGCACAAAAACCCTGAAGCACAGATTTATCCCCCTAAGTCTTTTCAACGTGCTTGGCTATTGGCGATGGAGTCGCCGCTAATAGAGAAAATCGTTTTAGCAAAAAGTGCGCGGGTTGGTTACGCCATTTTTATTAATACCTCGGTTGCTTGGTTGGTGACGAACGACCCTGGCAACATCATGATTGTTCAGAACACCCAAGGTGATGCAGAGAAGTTTGCGACTAAAGAGATTGGTCGTGTCTTTAGTTATTGTGCGCCTGTTGTGTCTAAGTTGTTTGGTAAAAACACGTCGACCGAAAAGAACTTTTATGGCGGTGACCTTTCGGTTGTGTGGGCTACGTCTGGCAGTAGCTTTCGTTTGGTTACGATCAAATATCTCTTTATGGATGAGGTGTCTGGGTATTTAGACAATGTCGATAAAGAGGGTGATCCAATCGACCTTGGGATAATCCGTACAGAGAGTGAAGCTCAACGAAAAATCGTATTAGGTTCGACACCTAAAGAGGCTGGCACTTGCAAGATTACCAGAGAGTTTCTATTAACCGATCAGCGTTATTTATATGTGCCTTGCCCTCATTGCCAGCACAAGCAAAGGCTGAAACTAGAGAATTTTCGATACTCGCCAAAAGACTTTTTATCGGCTCACTTTGTTTGTGTTAAGTGCAGTGGAAAGATTAAGGAAGAGCACAAATTCAACATGGTTGAGGCGGGTGAGTGGCGAGCAACCCGTGAGTTTGAATGTTGTGGCGTACACCAAACACCTGAGAAATGGGACGAAACAGGTTCGGCTCTTTGCTGTAAATGCGGTGAACCTGGTGATACCAATGAAAGGGGCAAGTTAGATGCAGGCTTTCATATTTGGTCTGCATATAACGACAACCCAAATACTGCTTTGCCTTCGATCGCTGGTGAATACGATAAGGCCAAAAAAGACCCTTTAAAAATGCAGACCTTCATGAATACGAAGGTCGGGGTTGAGTATTCAGATGCAGCACATGCCCTTAAGCTGAATAACTTTGAGGTTTTGTATGGCAGGCGAGAATACTACTCACCAACTGAGGTATTACCCGAGCAAGTGCGCTGTGTTTTAGCAACGGTAGATACTCAGAAAAACCGCTTTGAGTATCACTTTTGGGCAATTGGTGAGCGAGGAGAAATTTGGGCGGTTAACTATGGGCAAGTGCTGGGTGACCCTGAAGATGAAAGCACTCAAGCTAAGCTCGTTTCTATACTGAGTGCTGAATTTACCTTGGCATCAGGTAACAAGCTTAGTGTCTTTGCGGTGGCTATGGACTGTAACGGCCATGCATGGAAAGCCATGCTTGAGTTTTGTGCGCCATACCAAGGTTGGATCTTCGCTATTCGTGGTGAGTCCAGCACAAAGACCAAGTTCAAATCAGAGTTTACTCTCACTTATAAGGTTCATCCCGAGGCTAAATGTGAGTATCGAAGCCTCAATGTTCATCAAATCAAAAACCGTGCTGCAGAACGTTTAAACAACGAATTGCCGGGTAAAAACTACATACATTTTCCGTTTAACGATGTGTTCGATATCCAGTATTTCCAAATGCTGACTGCCGAAGAATTAAAAGGCAGTGGAACCAATGTTAGGTGGGATAAAAAGACAGGCCAATCTCGAAATGAGCCATGGGATTTATTGGTTTATGTGCTTTGGCTTTATGACTTCTTTAGACCTGAGATACAACAAGCAAGCCCCTCTGAACCACTCGGTTTGATCGATCCTGCTAGCCAAAAGCATGGCGATTACGACTTAGAGCACACCTATGTAGATCACTACGAAACATCTAATTATGAGGATTACGGATGACAGTTTATGCCACTGCTGAAAACCTGCTTGTTGTCCAGCAAGCCATCACTGATTTGGTGAGTGGTAAGCGACAAGTGAAGGTGGAATACACCACACCTCAAGGCAGCAAAAATAGCATGCAATACACAGAGGTGAGTTTGTCTGAACTAAGAGCCTTAGAGCAGCAAATGCGAAATGAACTCACCCCCATGCCTTTGATGGAAAGCGTTGATGTTGAGGTGCAGTTTTGAGTTATTCCAGCGTCGAGAAGTCAGCTTTATTTTCTGATGCTCAAGCGCATGATAACGAGAAAAGCGAAGCGGCATTACTCAAAGAGATTACGGCTAGTCACCATCTCATTCGAAACAACCCATTATTGAGGGTGGGTGCATCTCGTTTTAGGGCGAGTTGTATTGGGGATGGCTCCACACCTGTTTTTGATCCTCATTTGTTTAGTCCTGAATTTATTCAAAGCTTTAATGAATGGACAACTTACTGCGACTTTTACGACAACACGAATTTTGCTGGTGTGCAGGCATTAGGTGTTATGACCATGTTGCTAGATGGCAGTGCATTTATTGTGCGCCGACGTACTTTGGATCGTATTCCATTACAGCTTCAAGTGGTTAGCCCTTTAAGTTTGGCAACTAACTTAGAGCGCACAGGATCAGGCAGTTATGTGCGTGGCGGCATCTTATATTCGAAGAATGGCAAAGTTAAGAAATATGCCTTTTATAAGTTGCCTCGTGACCATCCTGATTTTGACGAAGAGTCTGTTAATTGGCTTCCTGCTGCGGATGTTATCCACCTTAGAGACGTAATCCATGCTGGGCAATCTACAGGCCAACCTTGGATCACAGCAGGGGCCGATTTTGCTAAGCAATATAAGGACAACCAGACCGTCGAGATAAAGTCTCGGATGAAGCGAATAGGCCAACAGGTCTTTGCGGTGCTCCTGGTGTTCAAAAAGCACCTCAAAAACTCATACTTCAAGCAGGTGGCGTCACCTTTCTAAATGGTGTTAAAGAAATTAAGACCGCGTCACCTGCGGAAATAGCGGGTAATTATCAAGAGCATAATAACCAAGTGCTTAGAATGATTGCTGGCTTGTTGGGTATTACCTACGAAATGCTAACGGGCGATCTTACTCAAGTGAATTACTCCAGCATTCGTGCTGGGATGATTAACCACAGGCGTTTTGTTAGTCAACTTAGAAGCATTGTTTTAGAGCCTGCATATAACCGTATTTTAGGTTGGTTTATCGAAGCTTATAACCTCAGTGGAATAGGCCAAATAGCTGACTATTTTGATAACCCTTATCCCTATTTATCACCAAGTTGGATTTGGCCGGAGTGGGAAGAAATCGACCCACTTAAAGCGGCTAAAGCCTTGGTGCTTGAAGTTAATAATCACATCAATTCACTAGAAGATGTTGCCAATAGCCGAGGTAAAACCCTCGATCAACATCTTGATAGTGTGCAACGTAGTAAACAAGCAAAAGAAGAGCGAGGATTAAACGATGCGCCATCTGACTCAGCTGATGACGAACGCACCTATGCTGATGACGATTGATGCTCATCAATCCAATTTAGCACTGCTTAACCAGTTTTATCAGAACCCCAAATTGTTTTTAGACAGTGATGCCACGAAAGGCAGAAACACCTTCTGCCACCTTTCTGTATTTGGGCCAACTTCTCACCGCTTTAATGGGCTAGATGCCAGTTGTAATGAAGTGGTTTCTTATCGTGATCTACGTACAAACTTTGCTGATTTGATGGCGAATGAGGATATCAAACAAGTGTTTGTTGAGTTTGATGGACCAGGTGGAGAAGCAACAGGTTGTTTCGACTTGGCCTCTCATATTCGTGCGCTTTCCAAAGTGAAACCTGTGATTGGTTTTATTAACGGTAATTGCTTTTCTGCGAATTACGCTCTGGCCAGTGCTTGCTCTCAGCTCTATGCCAGCCCTCATAGTATGGCGGGTTCAATCGGTGTGATTTATGGCCGTCGGGAAATCCAAAACGACAAAGAGAAAATTACTTATTTCACCACGGGCGAGGCTAAGGCAGATGGTTCGCCTCATACCGAATTAACCGATGCTGAAAGCCAGCGACAACAAGCGATTGTTGATCAACTTGGTGAGTCTTTCTTTTCGTTAGTGGGTGAATTCAGAGGGCTTGAAGTCTCAGCGCTTAAAGACCTACAGGCGCAAATATTTAACGCGAATCAATTATTAAGCCATGGGCTAATTGATGGAATCAAAACCGAAGAAGAGATTAAAACCATGATGACAGATGGAAAGCATAAACGAATTGTGGCTGAGATAAATGCGGCTCATGCAGAAGAAAAGGCTCAGTTAACCAGCCAAATTGAAGCGCTGAAATTAACTCATACCGAAACAGCTCAGAAAATTAATCAACTGGCAGAAGCGGCGGGTGTGCCTGAGTTGGCTGGGCAGTTAATTGAAGACCAAGCCGATGAGCAGACTGCTGCTAAAGCCTTGAAAGAAGCCGCAGCAAAGAAAGACGAAGACATTTCATTAACCAGTGGGTTTGAGCCACAAAATAATGAATCGTATGACATGCAACAACTGATAGAGGATGCCTAATGCAAGAAATTACGAATAAGGTTTCAGAGTCTCTGATTCGCCTTTGGTCCCATGAAAAAGGCGAAATGTGTATTAAACAAATTGATGCGGCCATCTCTCAGCCAGAGTGGAGCATTGTGACTAAAGAAGGAGCTGCGATCGATACGAGTGCTGCTGATTATGACGGCAGTGATGCTTATGGCATTCACGCAGGTGGCGGCAAAGTTTATTGGGCTCATTCTGTTTTCAATACGCTTTATGTTGCATGGCCAGATGGTGTGACCGAAACGGTTAAAACCCTGATTGCTGAGCAGTTAGAAAAAACATTCATTGTTATTAAAGAAGGTACGCAATAATGGAAGATCTTTTTGACCACGAAGCCTTTTCGCTTGTTTCCTTAACAACGGGCTTTAACGCTTCAACTCATATCGATGCCGCTGTACTCAATATGTTCACTGTTGAGAATGTCGAAAACCGTACTGTGATGATTGTGAAGTCTGGCCAACAGTTACAAGTTTTGATGCCAGGTGAAATAGGGCAAAACCCAAACATCGACGAGCATGATGCTGAAAATGCGGTGCCTGTTCGTTTGATTCGTTATCCATTCGACACCTCTATTGTACCGAGTGATCTTTCACGCATTAGTTCTCTCCGAGATAAAAAACTGAAAGCCCAAGAGTTGGCTGCTTTAGTAAAAAGCCAAATGGGCAAGCACAAGGACAATCACAGATATACCGCAGCCTTTACGGCTTATTCTGCCTTAAAAGGTAAGGTGAAGAATAAGAAAGGTGCTGTGCTGGTTGACCTTCATAATGTGCTTGGCGTACCTGAGCGTAAGCTAGATTTGAAATTGGGAACCGATACAACAGATGTACCTGGCTTACTGAAGAAACTCAGAAAAGAAACGGTTGAAAATGCAAAACTACATGGTCATTTAACCTTGCAAGGCGTTGAGTGTCGTATTGGACAAGACATGATTGAGCGTATTTTGAATCACCCCAAAATTAAAGAGTTTTACAGTGAAGAAATACATGCCAAGCGTGTGGTTGCCTTTGCAGATGACCCTAGCCAAATCAACATTTGTGGTATCAAGTTTGTGGCGGATGAAGCAGACGAAGTCGCTTCCAAAGGGGCGAGTTATCCATTAGGTGTAAAAGGTCTATTTGGCATGCTACGTGCGCCTGCTGATGTGCTGCATTCTAGTTCTGCGAAAGCACGAGAATGTCACATCACTACTAAACAACTGGACCATGATGAAGGTATGGAAATTCGTTCCCGTGCGATCTATCTACCTATTGCTCGTGATCCTTCTTTATTGGCAGAGCTTTTTTCTTCTAACTAATTTTTCAATCAGGGGGATACATGAACAAGTTTCATAGAGATGCGTTAGATGATTTGAAAGCAGCGATTGATGGTGTGTTTGCTGAAACCGTTGTATGGGTTAATGCTGAAGGTGAGCAGCAAAACATAGTGGGTATTTTTAATTTAGTAGCGTCTCAATTTGTTGCTAAGCCAATTAATCAAAAACGAGAGGCTAGTACAAAGGTTGACTTTGTTGCAGCGACACTAAGCCTTGCTCCTCATTTAGCTTTAATGAAGGCTGGAGATACTGTTATTCATGATGGTATCTCTTATCAAGTTTTATCATTTCCCCAAGGTGAATTTGAGACTGTGATTCCTCTTAAAGAAACTAAGGAAGAAGATCAGGACTTTTGCTAATGGAGCTAAATATTGAGCTTGGAGATGAATTATCACATCTTGAAGCTCAATTAAGGGCTTCTGTTCCTCAGATAAACAAGGCTGTTATTCGTGCACTTCGTAAAACGACTAAGTGGTTAGAGACCCATAGCAAGCGAGAAATAGGAGTCGCTTTATCTATACCACAAAGGGTTATCTCTAATCGCTTCTTTCATGAAATGCAGGTGAAGGATGGCAAGCGATCGGTAAATGTTTGGTTTGGTCTGAATCCTGTTTCTGTCTCTAGCTTGGGGCGACTTAGTCAAAATACCATTGGAGCTAAAGCTGGCAAACACCAGTTTGTTGGTAGCTTTGTGGCAAGTATGAAAAGCGGCCACACGGGGATATTTAAGCGTGTTTATCAAGATGGTGGGGAACGATCAAAACGAGATGATGGGCAATGGACTGAGCTTCCAATTGAAGAAGAAAGGTTTGAGATTGAGAGCTTAGCTCAACCTATTATTGAGCGTTATTTTGCAAGGGCCGAAGTGCGGTTTAAAGAAATCCTAGAAAAAGAAGTCCATTACGTTTTGCATGTGGAGGGTAAATGAATCATTCAATCACCGCAGTGCATGACGCCATTATTGCTGCATTTCAATCACACTTTCCTAAGGTAACCGTTAAAAGTTATGAAACAGAGTTGATGCTCCATGAAATAACGCCTGCATGTCTGTTAGACATTGAAGAGTTTTCAAAAGGGGTTTCTTGTGGGGATGGTCGCTATTCAGTTACCGCTCGGATTGCTGTGCACTGTGTTCTTGGCCAAGAAGTTTCTAATGTTTTACTTAGGATCCGTGAATTTGCGGTTGCAGTTTCGACCTTTGTCGATGAAGAAGGGCTTTGGATTAAAGGCTGTACGGAGAAGGCCAAACGAATTGATGCCATGCCTGGTAACTTCAGCAATGAAACTAGTATGG